ACGGAACTTTAATAATTTATAGAGAATTATACAAAAAAGGCTTGACAGGAGAAGAATTAGGTAGTATAATAACAAGTATGGAGCTAGAAGACCCTTACTCGGTCTCTGGTGTCTTGGATACAGCAGCATGGGCTAGAACAGGTACTACAGGACCTACTGTTGGAGAAGCACTTGTACGAGCAGGACATAAGCTTAGACCGGCAGATAAGAACAGAGTACAAGGTAAAATCCAGATACATGAGTTTCTAAAGGTTCAAGAGAATGGTAGACCTAAGTTACAGATATTTAATACATGTCCTAACTTAATACGAGAGATACAGTCTATACCGTTATCAAAGAACAATCCGGAGGATGTGGATACACATGCTTCCGATCACGCATATGATGCATTACGTTATATGATAATGAGTAGACCACGAATGGTTAGTACATTCGATAGGTTGAGAGGATTAAAAAGAGATATCCATCAACCGGCTGATTCAACATTTGGATATTAAAGTTTATGGCAGAAAGGGAAAATACATTTTTAAACGCTGACAACCTCTACCAAGACGTAGAAGGTGAAGCTGGTAAAGCCCTTGATCTAGAAATAGAGCAGCGTAGTAATTTAGTTGGTATTATTAAAGATAGATTTCAAGTTGCTGAAGACTCAAGACGTTCAGATGAATCACGTTGGTTAAGGGCTTACGAAAACTACAGAGGACTTTATAACAAGTCTGTTAAGTTTAGAGACTCAGAGAAGTCTCGTATCTTTGTAAAGATTACTAAAACAAAAGTACTAGCTGCTTTTGGTCAACTTGTTGATGTAATCTTTGGAACCGGTAAGTTTCCTATTGGTATATCTGAAACTAAATTACCAGAAGGTGAATTAGCTAACGCACATTTAGATACTCAGACAGGTGCACCCGGATTAGAAAGTACTATGGGTGGTGGTGAGTTACCAGATGATATTGGTAACAGAATGGATAACCCTTACGATGTTGGTTATGAAGGCGATGGAAAAGTTTTAAAACCCGGTGCTACTTTAAACAACGGATTGTTTGAAGACAGTCTTGAAGATAAAGTAGAAGACCAGTTAGTTGAAGGCTTTAGTTCAAACCCACAAGCTTTAGAATTATCTCCCGCACAAAGAGCTGCAAGGAGAATGGAAAAACTTATCCACGATCAAATAGATGAATCAAAGGGTTCATCAGAAATAAGAAATGCTCTTTTAGAATCTGCTTTACTTGGTACAGGGATTGTAAAAGGACCATTTAACTTCAATAAAAAACTTCACAAATGGGAAACCGATGAAGACGGTGAAAGAACTTATAACCCGTTAGAAGTTAGAGTCCCACGTATAGAATTTGTTAGTTGTTGGGATTTATATCCAGACCCTGCAGCTACTAGTGTTGAAGAGTGTGAGTATATTGTACATCGACATAAACTAAACAAATCTCAACTTAGACAACTTCGTAACATGCCTTACTTTGATGAGGATGCTATACGTAATTGTTTACAGATGGGTGCAAACTACGAAGAGAAAAGCTTTGAGTCACATTTAAAAGACGATGCAAGAGCTGATGAAGACTATCAAACAAACTTTGAAGTTCTTGAATACTGGGGAATCATGGATGCAGAGTACGCACGTGAAGTCGGTATAGAACTTGCAGATGATATTGATGATTTAGATGAAGTTCAAATAAATGCTTGGGTATGTGGTGATAGTTTATTAAGAGCAGTGGTTAATCCATTTACTCCTTATAGAATACCTTACCACGCTTTTCCATACGAAAGAAATCCTTATAACTTCTTTGGTATTGGTGTAGCTGAGAACATGGATGATAGCCAACAGATTATGAACGGTCATGCACGTATGGCTGTAGATAACCTAGCAATGGCTGGGTCTTTGGTGTTTG